CGGGCCGGGGGGAGCGGCCGGGGGGTGGCGGCGGGGGGGGGGGGGGGCCCGGAGGGAGGGAGCTATTGAGAATCAATATCACTAAGATCTGGGTTGGACTAGTTGGACTGATGTACTCGGCATGGTTCGTCTGCGTCGTCGCCGAAGCGATAAGTTACCCTACGGTAGGGTAGGTAATACAAGTTGGAGTGGTGAGAGAAGTAGCCCCTAGGACTAACGTCCTAGGGGCTACTTGTATTTTTGGTGGGAAAAGTTGGAATTTTTGGAGGGGTGGGTCGACTTCCATGGGGGGACCCAACCGCATACATTAACTCGAATTTTTCGTTACTGGAACATCATACTACAGTATGATCGCTATAATAAAACCTGTGCACGACATACTACTCATCGCCGACCACCTTTTAGGGGCGCCAGCCGTAGGCTTAGGCGCCCTTATAACCGCTATAGCGACCCTCTATACGTCGCTGAAGACCAATAAGAAGGTCCTTAGCGTAAAACAAGACATGGAAAACAACCATGGAAGCTCTCTAAGGGACGCCGTAGACCGCATAGAGTCCAACACCCGAACCCTGACGGACCTGGTCCATGCACACACCCGCCAGCTGGATGACATCCAGTGTGCTGTGCTCAGACACGACGACGAGCTAAAATCGAGGCATGCCCAACCAAGAACGCCCCGTGAACCAGACGACGCACCCCCTTGTGCGCATACGGAAGATATACAACGAAGCGACGGTAACGCCTAACCCGACTCCGCCCCACGACTCGACTCTTCTCCTGACGCCGCCCCCTCCCCCCAAACCGAATCCGGACCAGCCGCTGGGGGCGACGGCGGCATCACTGGCGGCCCCTATCCCTGCACTGACCCCTCTCCTCAAGATAGAGCGCGTTCCCGTCCCCTCCACCAGCGAAGACCCGAACGAGCATAACCGCCTCCAGGTCGTGTACTCGTTCTCGGCGAACATCGTCACCACCGCACAGCTCAGGAATAAGGACAACACCCCGCCTACCAAAGACAACCCCGACTCCAAGCCGAACCCGTGGGAAGTGGGCTGGCTGCTGTGGTGCTTCAGCCCGGACCCGACGCACCCCTACGACCCGAGCCCGACGTCCAACTCGAACTTCCGCTTCTATGCTCTCTGCCTCAAGCCCAACGGCTGGGAGGTCTCCAAACAGGACCCCTCTTATAAAGGCGGACAGCGCTTCCTGAAGTCGAACACGGACATAGACCCGAGGAAGTTCCCTCCGCACAATACGGACAACGCCAACCAAGAAAACACCACAGTCAACCCCTATTCCGTGCTCGTGAAAGCCTGCCACGAATACCCGCTGGGCACGACCATCACACAGCTGGAGGACGACGTCATTCCAGCTTTCCGCAATTCAGAAGAGGGCAACAAGGCCCGCCTCACACCAAGCCGCAATGTGTTCCACATCTTCGTGGAATCCCAGTTGCTGACTACAGTCATAGACGAAGAAAAGCCACTGCCCCCACACATTCCGGCGTTCTACGCCGAGGATGCCCGTGTGCGCTTCACGTCGATGTGGCATGCCGTGCCCAAGAGGCCGCAACTCCGCGCACAACCCGCGGACTATGACCCCCTCTCCATGCACGCGACGGGCTACCCGCCGCAGGGGGTGGTATGGTTCTAGGCATGGAGGAGAGCTCTGCATACAACCGGGACTACGACCCGAAATACATCGACGGCCTGACATACGGCCTCTATGACGGCTACCTGGCCCGAGAGGCCGGCAGGCCTCCGTATTACAACAGGGACCCTTCGATCTACGAGCCGCACTACTACCCGGCATGTCGATCGCTGTGCGGTTTCAATCCGCCGATTCCGACGCACGACGGGAACGCCATATCGCGTGGGGAGTTCGCCGACGAGATAGAGGAATTCAGCGTGCAGCTCGGGGCGCTGCAGTCGCTGATAGACGCGGCGTGGCGCGTCGTACCGGGCAATGACGACCCGCTTCTGCGCAAGCACCCGTATGCACTGCGCCACATGGAGGACAGCTGGGTGGAGTTCCGGCTGCCGCGCTACGATTCGCCTCTTGTGCGCCTGCAACCCGGGGAGGGCTACGACTTCCTACGCCGCAGGAAGATCCCCGCGAACAGCCCCCGCCCCGACAGGGCGGCTTTCGTGCCTTATACTGAGGTGAAGGCTCTTCTAGCGAAAAGGAAGGAGACGGATGACGCAGGCTGATGTGCAGCGCAACGCCATTGTGGCGTGGATGGCGAAGCACGACGGTGACTTCGGCTACACCAACGACTACCGCCGCAAAGACCCGGAGCGGTACGGCTGGGGCGACTGTAGCTCCACCATAGCGCAGGCCTACCGACAGTGCGCGGGCATCGAAATAGGCGAGCGGAGTTTCAATATAGCGTCGGACCCCGACGCGTATACGGTGGCGTCGGCCACCTCATGGAGGGACCTGCCCCTACAAGAAATGAAGCCGGCCGACATCATTTGCATGGGCTGGCATTCGGGCGCCTTCGCGGGGCGGATAAGCCACGTGGAGCTCTACGCCGGGGGCATGTACACGTGGGGGCACGGCGGCCCGGGCAGGGGCCCGAGGCTGCACGCGCTGTCGGACCGGTCCCTGACGGGTTCGGCGACGATCATCATCGTCAAGCGCTATATCGGAGACACACCAGACGACCAAACACAGAACCAGAATAAAGGAGACGATTTGACACCCGACGAGCACAACATGCTCAGCTGGCTGTACGAGAACATAAAGGTGCCGCGCCAGGGCTTCGGCTACCCCCAGGCAACGCAGAACTCCATCGCCGAGTTGAAGGAGGTGGCGGCCAACCTGACGCAGGCCGTGGAGTCGATGGCGGCGACGGTGAACAGGATCGCCACCGACTTGACGGTGCCGGGCTATGGCTTCGGCTACCCGGCCGCCAGCCACGCGGCGCTTGAGGAGACGATCAATAAGCTGAACGATATACAGAACACGCTCCATAACACCGCAAAGGGGGGCGATGCCAAGTGACAACCCAGGAAACGCCTGCACCCACAGGCCCTAAGCACTTGGACACGCCGACGCTGACGGATGAGCAGAAAGCCGCGGCGTTCGCTGCGGCTGCGCATACCGTGGAGACGGGCGGCCTGCCGCAGGGGGACGGCGGCCTGGCGGACCCGAACCGGAAGAACGCCTACCACTTCGACGAGCTCGTGCCGACGCAGATACAGCACAAGGCGCGGTCGATCATTAGGACGTTTGTGGTGTCCTTGGTAGGCGTGCTAGCTGCGTGGTGTGCGAAGGTAGGCCTGACGCTGCCCGCCGACCTGGCGGACACGATCACGGCGACCGTGTGGGGCCTGGTGACTGTGTGCGCACAGTGGCTGCTCAACACGAAGACGGTGGACCGCTTCCTGCACAAGGTGGTGCCGTTCCTGGCGACCACGCCGAGTAAGTGAGATAACGCACAACGCAGAAGCACAGAAGAACCCCGCTGCTCGAAAGCAGCGGGGTTCTTCACCACCCTCAAGAGGCAGGTGGCTAGCAGATCCAGGTCCGACCCCACCTACGGCAGGTGGGGTACCAGCTGGCGAACATCCACCCGAAAACATTCCAAGAGTACATATATTTCTCCTCTCTGTTGAGTTACTGTGCGCAACCAGTGTACAAGCTGAACAAGCCGCTGTCAAGCCGCGATGAGGTTAAGCTGGTGCTGGGCCCAGGCGAATGCAGCGAGGGATGTGAAGGCAAGAGAGACCCAGAAGACAACCGCGCCCGCCTTGGGGAAGCCGCACCACGTGACGATGAAGGTCCAGAACCCCTGTGCGACGAGGAATGCGATGGGGACGGCGACGAAGTAAAGAAGCATGTGAAGTCCTTTCTCTGGTCTGACAGTTCGATGATTTGACTGTAGCTCGCATACGGGCCGAAGTCAAGTTTGTGTAACCCCGCTTGTCCTGCTAGAGTCCTCGTATTAGCCGGTACACCGCACACGAGAGGAGAGACATGATGTTTCACGTGCATTTCATCTGGGCGCAGTCGACGTCCGGGATCATCGGGGTCAACGGGAAGCTGCCGTGGCACGACCGAGGGGATCTGCAGCATTTCAAGGACATGACAACCGGGAAAACAGTCATAATGGGCCGGAAGACCCGACAATCCCTGCCGCAACGCAACAAGAAGCTGCCGAACAGGACGAACATCGTGCTGAGTCGGACGATGAAGTCGACCAAATCCATCAAGGCAGTGGCGAGCCCATACGCGGCGATAGAGCAGACCATTGCAGAGGGCAAGGATGAGGCATGGGTGATCGGAGGTCATGAGACGTTTCAGGCGTTCATTACAGCCCACGACCTGGATCGGCTGCCCTTCAGGCTGGACGCTTACGTGTCCGTGCTGGCGGTGGACGACGAGATCCAGCCGATCACCGCACAGGACAGCGTCACATGGGCGCCTACGCTGGACGACCGCTGGGTGATGTTGTACGACCACATGGCAGGGCCTAGACGGCGTCTGCAGAAGTATGTTAAGGTGTTCAGGTAAGCTCCTTTCTCTCAGGACCCCGCCGGGTGAGCGTATGCCCCGGCGGGGTCTGCTGTGTGCGTGGTAACATTCCTCTTAAGCCTGACTAGAGAAGGAGTTTCATGAGAATCGACGTTCAAACGAGCCGCTTAGCCACCGCTAACGGGTCGATTGTGACGCTTAGCGGCGCACTACCCCATCTCGACCTGGACGTTGCGCTGGCTAAGGGCGTGAAGGCCGTGTACCTGACGGTGTTCACCAATGCAATAGAGACGAAGGTGACGGCGCTCAATACCGAAGGCGGTACGTTCTGCGTGACGTTGACGACGCAAGCCGAGCGGCCCGCCGTGAAGGTGTGCGATCCGCTTGAGGCGCCGGTGGTGATCCGGTACAGGGGGCTGTGATGGCCGCACCCAAGAAAACGACGAAAAAGAAAAAGGACCAAGCCCCCGCACAGAACAAAACGGCGGCCAAAGAGCTGGTGAAGAATGACAGGGATCGCTTCGCGATCCAGAAGTCGACTGGCGAGCTGGCGATGGACGACAGGCGGCTGCTCACCCTCGCACAGGCGGGGGCCAGCCCCGCCGAGATGTCCGAGGAGCTCGGCCTGCCGGCGGAGACGTGCCTTGCTCGTGTGCGCTCCATGCTGAAGCGCAACGACGTGTGGACGAACCTCGAACGCCAACAGATGCTGATCGCCGACATGTACGACTTGAAGACGCGCGCCTTCAACTTCCTGGAGAGGTGCTTCGAGTCGGACGAGATAGCCGCCCGGCACATCGAGGCAGTCAACAGCGTCCTGAAGCAGCTCGGCGACCGCCTGGATAAGGTGAAGGAGTACAACGACGAGGAGGAGGCCCGGGTTACGAAGCAGCAAACCCGGTTGATCCTCGACTTGGTGGAGGACGCTTGGGAGCGTGTGCGCATTCACATCTCCAACGCCTACGCCAATAACCAATTACTTGACCCAGAGGCGATGGATGAGGTGTTCTACCAGGCGCTGAAGGAGGCCCATGCTGATCAAAGCTAGCGCGATCGACAGTGCTATCGCCACCGTCAAGGCGCACAGGAGGCAGGACAGCTTCAAGTCCGACCCCGTGGGCTGGGCGCAGTACATGCTGGGCACGGACGAAGGCACTCTGTGGAGTAAACAGCGGGAGATCGCCCGGGCCGTGGTGGAGAACAACTCGACGGCCGTGAAGGCCGGCCACGGCGTGGGGAAGTCCCGGCTGATGGCTGTTCTCATATGCTGGTGGGTCGATACCCGCTATCCCCATTGCTATGTGATATCCACGGCGCCGTCGATGGCTCAGGTGCAGGACGTGCTGTGGCGCGAGGTCATGCAGCTGAAGGATATCGTGGAGCGGCGCTTCGAGGAGGGGCTCGTCGACCACAAGCTCCCGGGGCGCATCACGATGGACGTGCAGTGGAAGGATGACGTGACGAAGCTCCCGCTGGGGCGCGGCAGGAAGCCGCCGGACAACCTGGGCGGCAACTCCTTCCAGGGTATCCACGGCGACGTGTTGGCGATCGGCGACGAGGCCTGCGGGCTTTCGGGCGAGCTGATCGACGCTTTGGCGAACATCACGACGAATGAGGCGTCCAGGCGTGTGCTCATCGCGAACCCCACGGACCCGATGAGCTACCTGGGGAAGATCTTCAAAGAGGAGATGGAGAACTGGAAGCGCATGTCCATCTCCGTCCTGGAGAGCCCGAACTTCACAGGCGAGCCCATGCCGCCCAATGTGCTGCAGAAGCTCACCGGGCCCTCCTATGTGGAGCAGAAGAAACAGGAGTACGGGGAGGACAGCGCGAGGTTCAAGGCCCGCGTGCTGGGTGAGTTCGCGTTCGACATCGAGGATTCTCTGATTCTCCCGGGCGACGTTGAGACAGCGTGTCTCACGGAGCGGGAGCGGATCGGCCGGCCGGTGCTGGGCGTAGACGTGGCGCGCTTCGGAGCTGACCGATCGGTGGTGTATCTGTGCGTCAACGGGGTTGTGCGCTTCGTTGACTCGTGGGCGAAGACGGATCTGGTTCACAGCGCGCAGCGGGTGCACGACCTGGCTCTCCGGGAAGGCGCGCACGCCGTGGCGATCGACTGCGACGGGATCGGCGGCGGGATGTTCGACATCCTCAACTCATATGCCAATCGCACATATGACATTCTGGCTGTGCGCGGATCTATGTCAAGCCCCGACAGGGGGCGGTGGCACAACTACCGCTCCTACATGTGGGATTCGTTCAGATACCGGTGCCGCACAGGGGAGCTGGATCTGGACCCGCTGGACATCGACTTGCACGACGAGCTGCTGTCCGTCGGCTACTCGTATAATACGATGTCGGGTGGGCTTGTCCTGGATTCTAAGGACAAGCTGAAGAAGGACGTCGGCAAGTCACCCGACTTGGCGGATGCTGCAGTGTACGCCGCTATAACGGACCAGAACATACGAGATGCCATCCAACAGGAAACCGTGTTCTCCGACGCGGGGGACATGATGGACGGCGACGAGGACGACTACCTACACGAAATGGGGGAGACTTTTGGATTCCAACGCATACTCGTTTAGCGACGAGGGTATCGCATTCATCAACGAGGCACAGAGGTCCTACCTCCTAGACGAAGGCGCCAACTGGGTGAGCTATGCCGACGACAAGGGTCTGACGCTGGCCTTCATCCATGAGGTTGTGCGAGGCCTTCGGGACATGGCACGCGATCACCCGCTGCATAAGCGTGGCGCACAACTGAGAACGAGCTACATCTTCGGCGACGACTTGGTGTTCAGCGACACCTCCTCGAAGCTGGACAAGTTCATTAAGTCAGAGTCAGCGCAGAGGACGCTGTTCTCGGCCTCGGCGATGGAGAGCCTGAACCTGGAGCGGTTCTGTGCGGGGAATGTGTTCCTGTTCCGCGAGGTGCACACGGATAAGCTGACGCTGGTGCCTGTGGAGGAGATCGAGGAGATTGTACGGGATTCGTTCGATTCGTCCGTCGTGAAGTATGTGCGTCGCACATGGACCCCGGACGGGCAGAACACGATCAGTCAGTGGTTCCCGACCGCTGAATATAGGCGCGGGGTGCAGCGGCTGAGGAAGCCGCCGAATACCGCCTACGAGGTGAACGGCAACTACGTGGTGTACATCCTGTCATCGGGCAGACATGCGGGGCATGCATTCGGTGCGCCGGATTCGCTGGCCGCAGCACTGTGGAGCGTCGCTTACTCTGGCTACCTGCGGGATTCGGCACGGTTGTCGAAGGCTCTGTCGAAGATCGCTTGGGCGATCGTCAACAGCAATAACCAGGGTAAGAGGCAGTCGGCTGTGGAGATCTCCAATCGCGGCGACGTGGTCGGAGCCACGGCGAGCTTGGGGCCGAACCAGTCTCTGGCCGGCGTGGGCGTCCCAAGCGCACAGGTCAACTACGGGAACGGCCAGCCTTTGGCCGCTCTCGTGGCGGCGAGCTTCGGCATCCCGGTTATCGCACTGTTGTCGTCACCGGGTGCGACGGGTGGTTCCTACGGGGCTGCGACGACGCTGGACAGGCCGACGATCAACGGTTTCAAGCTGGAGCAGCGTAAATGGCGTGATTTCTTCAAGCAAGTGATGATGGACGTGGACCCGTCGGTGAAGGACGTGGACATCAAGTTCCCGTCGATCGAGCAGGACCCGACCTATAGGGCTTTGCAGTCGCTCGCTACGTCTATGTCCACCGGGGCCATCCATCAGGACGAATACCGTCAGGCTGTGCTCAATCTGCTTGCTGTGCCTGATATCCATGGCGACGAGCTTCCGGAGCCGAACGATTTTCTGAAGAGTGGTAATGTGTCTGGTGGAGACGACGGCGATGCTGTGCGCGACCCGGTGGCACGCCAAGGCAACCAGGGCGCCGTTCCCGGCGGTTTCAACCAAGGAGACACCGAAGATGAAGATCAGTGAGAGTACGAACACCAGCGTCCTAAAACCCGTTAAGGGTACGCGCAAGTGGCTTGTGCGACTCATAACAGAGGGTCAAGGCTCGACCGGCGTCTACACGAAGGAAGCGCTGCAAGGCAGTTTCGCCGAGGCGTTCCCCGTCGGAACGCACATGTACATCGACCACGCCACCGAAGCTGAGACCGACGAGCGCCCCGAGGGGACGTTGACGAAGCTGGCGGCTGTGATCGCCGAGACCCCTCACTGGCAGGATGCGCCTGAGCCGGGGATGTATGCGACGATCGAGGTGGTCGAGCAGTGGGCGCCCTTCATCGAGCAGGTGTCGGATATCATCGGCGTGTCGATTCACTGCGGTGCAACGCTGGTTCAGGATGACGATCTTGTGACGGCGGGTGAGCCTGCTCCGCCTGTGATAGAGTCGTTCATACCGTCTCCCGTTAATTCCGTGGACTTCGTCACAGTTCCCGGTGCTGGCGGCCGCCTCGTCGAGGCTCTGGAATCGTTTAAAAACGGAAATGCTATTATGGACGGTAGCAACAAACACAATTCCGAAAGGAAGAGAATGGACACTGAGTTCAAGGAGGCCCTGGAGGCCCTGGACACTAAACTCTCCGCTCTCGTCGAAGCCCTCGCCGATAAGGCCAAGAAGAAGGACGAAGAGGAAGAAGAGGACGCCAAGAAGGCCAAGGAGGAAGAAGAGGACAAGGCCAAGAAGGCTAAGGAGGCCATCCTTGCTCTCGCCGACTCCGACCTTCCCGAGGTTTCCCGTGTGCGGGTTGCCGAGGCCATCGCCCGCGGCTATGATGCTAAGACGATCATGGATCGCGAGACCAAGCTCGTCGAATCCATCCGAGAGAGCCTGTCGGGCGGTTTCGCCCCCGAGCACGTTCCCTCCGGTAAGAGCGCCGACGACTTCGAAGCCGAGTTCGCCAAGCTGACCTGGTAAGGAGACTACCGCATGTCACAGAATCACGTCAAGGGCGGGGACACCTACGAAGTCCAGGTGGACGCCGCCGTCAAGTCGGGAGACGTCGTCGCCGTCGGCAAGGTCGGGGCCGTCGCCCTCACCTCCGCCACCCCTAAGGACGACAACAACTTCTACTCGACGCTCGCTTTCGAAGGCATCGCACACCTCGGGCTGGACGGATCCGTCAAGGTCGGGGATATCGTCACGATCGACGGAGCCACCGAATCCGGAAAGGCGGCCAGGCCCGAAATCGCGGCCGACCCGAAGGGCAAGATCGTCGTCGGCTTCGTGCTCAACCCGATGTCGAGCGCATCTACCAAGTACGCCGTCAAGCTCACCCAGGCTTGGCTCTAAGGAGGATATCTACATGGCGATCAACAAGAGGGAAGCCTACAAAGCGGGTATCCTTCTGCACAGGGCTCTCCACGCGGATGACATCCGTGTGCGCAACTCGGCCCGCAAGGATCTGAGCGAAGCCATCACCACGTCGGACCTGCCGGTCAACCTCGGCCCCACCATGAACAAGATCATGCAGGGCGAATACGAGCAGGTTCCGTCCAACTGGCGCGAATGGGCCGACACCCTTGAAACCCCTGATTTCGAGACCGTGCCCTACTTCAGCTTCGACTTCACCGACGACAACGTTCCGGTCCGCAAGGACGGAAAGGGCTACGTCGCACAGGGGCTGCCCGCAGTCGGAGAGCTCGGCGAGTACCCGATTCTCGGCCTGAAGGCGGAGCAGTTCAAGCTGAAGCTCGCCAAGGCCGGCGTTCAGATCCCGCTTTCCTGGGAGACCCTGAAGCGCTACGGAGCCGACTGGAACCTGATCCCCCGGATCACGAAGGAACTCGGCCGCCGCGCAGCCAACCAGGAGTCCATCGAGGCGGCTCTGCAGCTCGTCCAGCCGACGGGCCTCAACACGACCAACTTCAAGGCGGCGAACAAGAACGTCCTGTCCGGCAACCCCGAACTGAGCATCGAGGCGCTGGAGAAGGCGTTCGCACAGCTGGCCGTCACCAAGTACAACGGCAAGCGGATCATCATGCCGACGAAGTTCAACCTTATCGTCCCCCCGGCTCTCGCCAGCCGCGCGGAGCAGATCATGAAGGTCGTCGAGATCCGCCGTCAGAACGGAACCGAGACCCAGGTGATGGGCAATACGGTTTCCGGGAAGGTCGCGAACGTCTACGAGGTCCCCGAGCTCGCGCTCATCGCCGGCGATTACGCCGACAAGTGCTGGTTCCTCCTGCCCCCGAAGGGCACGATGCCCCGCAAGAACATCGTCAATGTGTTCCTGGAGGGTGAGACCGGGCCTAAGATCTTCGTCGAGAAGACGACGAACAGCTCCGAACTGGAGGGCTCGTTCGAGAACGACGCTTACAGGACGAAGATCCGCCACCTCGTCAAGTCCGCTTTCATCGCCCCGGAAGGCACTCTGGCCTCCAGCGGTGCGGGCGCCTGATAACGATACCCGACAAGGATGGAAACCCCGCCCTCACAAGGGGCGGGGTTTCCTGCAGTGGAAAGGAGCTGCGGTGCCCGACAAGCCGAAGATAACCGTGGAGGAGCTGAAGCTGTTTCTGCCCGGCGTCGACCTGGACGCTAAGCTGCTCGAACGGCTGTGCGCACTGTACACAAATGTGTTCAAGGCTGCAGCTGCCGCTCTGCGCGCCTACGCGGCGAAGCTCGTGTCGGAGGGTGGAGTCGAGAACGTTAAAGCCGATGACTTCACGCTGTCTGGCGGGGACAAGAACATTGAGGCCCTGCTCGCCCTGGCTGATAAGTACGACGCACAGGGGGATGCGCTGGAGAATGGTGAGGGACTCGTTCTCGTCCCGATGAAGGGTGACGACGTGTTCGAGAGAGCGAGGGAGTTCCTTGGCAGGTATCTCTGAAGGCCGCCTGGCCATGGCGGCTAAACGCGTCGAACGCTATATGGTCGATGAGGTGACGATCTACGATGGCAAGAACATCAAATACGACGCTAAGACTGACAGCTATGATTATGGCGCAGTCATATATTCTGGGAAGGCGCGTATACAGCCGATACGCCAACCTGAGGTAGCCAACGACCAGATCGCACCCCAGACGACTAACCGTGTGCGCGTACAACTGCCTCGCTCGACGATGTCGCTTAACATTCCGATGGCTGCACGCATCAAAGTGACGAAAACACAGGACACCCCGCACATGGTTGGCTACCTGATGACGGTGTCGGCTGTGATCGACGCCTCACAGTCGTTCGAGCGGACGATCATCTGCAACACGCCGATGAACAAGGCCGAGGTGTAGGTATGAAGATTCGCACAAAGATCGGCGCCAACAAGTTCACGAAATACGCCAAACGCATCGAAGACTTCCGAGAGTACGACCTGTTCGCCAACGTCATCGACAAGATCTCCGAAGAGATCCCGCTGGCGATGCAGGAGACGATCGAGAAGACCCCCTCGGCTCTTGTACCGGGTAAGATCGGCCGTATCTGGACGAGCCACATGCACGACAGCGTAAGCGTCGTCGTACCCGACAACGTGACGGTCGAGTACGGCTGGATCGAGGGCTCCAACAAGTTCGACGGCGGTTGGGATCACGACTACATCCTCGGTCAGGAGTACGGCGATGATAGAGTGTGGGGGATGAAGGCCCTGGACAAGGTTGCGAAGCAGGTGAAGCTCGACGAGAAGACCCGCAAGGAGGTCTACACAGAGACTCGCCGCATCTGGAAGTGGGGGAGATAACAGGTGGCCAAATACATCGACGACATTATGGCGAAGATCCGCGAGCTCTCCAGGGTGCCGCCCCAGAGAGTCGTCGAGGAGGTGGCGCTGCCTGACTTCGACGAAGGCCAGAAGATGCCGTACATCGCCGTTGTGTTCGGCACGCCCGGGCACATCAGCCAGGCGACGAGCATCGTCTCCCAGCTCAACGACGGCTACAGGGTGTTCTTCCTGTGCCATGTGCGAGCACTCACCGCACAGCACGCCCGCGAGATCGGAGAGAACATCCTGTGGGGCTTGGTGGGCTTCGAGCCGGACAACAGCGGTGGGATAACGGTACACGGCGGCCAGGGGTTGAACTACGCAGGAACCAACCACAAAGTGGTGCAGTGCGGCTACGAGCTCTACTGCTCCTTTATCACGAACCTCAAAAACCGTATTTGATAGGATGGTGCATATGGGCCTCTACAAAGACATGAACACTGGGGACGTCGGGACGTACCCGGATGACTTCGCTCAGTTCTTCGGGACATTGGTGCCGATAACCGAGGAAGAGCCTTGTAGCGACTGTTTCATTGACAACGACAACGAGAAAAGGGGGAAGCACAGTGGCTAACGAAGTTCGTATGCTTCGCGGCAACGTGACTATTCTCTTCGCCGCTCCTGAGGCATTCGCTGATTGGCAGCATCCCACGGCGGCGGAACTCAACGCACAGTTCAGTGCGACCGACAACCCGCGCAACCTGGTGTTCAATGTGTCGTGTGCGATCCTGGACGGCTATTCGCTCGGCGAAACCGACCCCGACACGGACAACACTCGAACGATCTGCGACATCTCCGAGGTGGAAAACCCTACCCTCGCCAAGTACGAGGGCAAGTTCACTGCGCTCCGTGACGAAAGCGTGGACGACCAGGGTGTGTTCAACATGATCCGCGACATCACGATGAAACCCGACATCACGCTGTTCATCGTGGAGCGCATCGGCAAGCGCCCCAACAAACCGTTCGAAGTCGGCGATGTGTTCAGCATCTACCGCTTCCAGACCGACTACCCGGTCGACGGGTACGAGTCTAACGGCTTCATCAAATACGAGCCGAACTTCCTTCAGAACGGCGCGTTCGTCCTCAACGAGAAGGTGGCCGCATAATGGATAAGAAAGTACTCTCCAACGAACACGTCAACGTCTGGGTTCTCCCCAAGGCGTCCGTGAGGGACATCAACGCCATCACCGTGGAAGAAATGAACTCGGCGGTGGCTATCGGTGACGCGATCAACTGGGACGACACGACGATCCCCGCCGCCAAGGCGTCGAAGGAGCAGTCGTCCCTGTCTCTGCTCGACGCTGCGGGATCTTCTTCTCGTGGTGCCGCACAGTACGAGGGCTCGCTCACGATGTACTACCCGACGAACCCCGATGACGCGAACTCGATCTACGCGAAGGCGTGGAACATGTTCAAGAAGACCCGCGTCGACCTGGTTCTGGTTGTGCGCGGTGTCCTGAAGGGCCGTGACCCCATCGCCGCCGGCCAGTGGTACTGCGCGTTCCTCATGATCGAGTCCACGTACAAGAACACGCTGGAAGGCGACAACCCGACCCGTTACACGGTATCGTTCCTCCAACAGGGTCAGCTGGCCGTGAACGGCATCTTCAAGGACAGCACGACGGCGATCACCGACACGGAGAATCTGACGGTCTCCCTCAACGAGCACCGCCCGATCCTTCCGAAGATCCACGGCCACGTGGCTCGCTCCGTGTGCTCCTACCTGTCGAAGGACACCTCGACGGTCTCAGTCAGCCCGCTTGGCGTGGTGACTGGCCTGAAGGCGGGTAGCGCGGATGTGATCGTCAGCCACCCCGCTTGTGCGAATGTGACGGTCAAAGTGACTGTGGCTTAACGCACACCTCAGCGAATAGCACAGGGCGTCTCCTCTCCGCCCTGTGCTATTCTTGTTTACGACGTTACCCTAACGCCTAACAGAGAGGATTTCAACTATGGATATTTTCGAGGTTCTGTCTCGATCGAATGCCCCGAAGGCGAAGAAGGTCGTGTACCTCGACGCCGAGGCAGTGCAGGATGTCGAGCGGCTCATCAAGGAGCAGGCAGACGCCGACGTCATCAAGGAAGCAGTGAAGAGGCGGGATGCCTCTAAGCTTACATTCCACCTCCAGTCGGTGACAGCCGATGTGCGCGAAGAGCTGATGATCGGCATCGAAAGCGCAGACAAGACGAAGAACAAGACGAAGCGTGTGTCGGAAGCCTATCTGGCGCTCCTGTCGAAGACGCTGTACAAGATCGAAGACGCCGAAGGAAACGCGGATGAGCGGAAGTTCAACTCCGAAGAGATTCGTAAGATCCTAAACGCATTGCCCGGCGAGCAGTATTTGGGTCTGCTCGTGGCGGCGATGAACCTCCTCGGGGCTTCCGCCGACTACGACAACGCGGTGACGGTGGATTTCTGATAGACGCCCTCCAAGACAAAGGGGGGAGCGGCGCTCTATCGATGGTTAGGACGGCAGTGGACCTGCACATGAGGCCCACTGCCGTCATCTATAGCCAGCCCGACCCTTTCGGGCATTGGACGGAACTGGACTATAAGCTCGTGTTGGCTTATAAGACGGTTAAAGACGAAACGTGCCAGAAGTGCGGTAATCCTATCTGGTTGTGTCATTCGAATGACCCTGATATAGCATGGCGCGCAGAAGATAGAACATGCTATGCTACTAAAGCAAGGATGATGCATGATTGGGTCAGCACACACCGCGCCACCGATCCGCCTCCCTACGAGGAGAAGCAGAAATGGGGCAAAGACACTGTGATGATACCGTACATGCCAGATTACGCGGAGCGAGACCTGCCCACGAGGATGGACTACTACAACAGGAGTGAGTGATGCCTGATATCAAGCAGACTATCGAGTTCAACGTACAGGGTACGTCCGAGCTCCACGAGGCTGCCGAATCCATCAACACTATCGCACAAGCCCTCGACAACATCAAGGGCAAGGTCGTCGGCGCCGACATCGGCAAAGGCCTGGACGGAGCCGGCCGAGGCGGCCGAGAGGCCGGGGAGGGCTTCGACAGGGCTGGCCGAGCCGCGGAAGAGGCGAAGTCGCGCATCTCCAACATGCGCTACGCCCTCTACGACGTGGCCGCCGTTATGCAGAACATCTCGAAGGCGACGATCGGCGCGTTCACCACCGTCGTCAAAGAGTCGATGGACTACGAGTCGGCCTTCGCACAGGTGAAGCGGACTAATGACATCGCCGGGAAATCCGCAGACGAACTACGCGGCAAACTTGAGCAGATGGCCGCCTCCGTCACGACGACTAACTTCAAAGACCTGTCGAACATCGCCGCCCTAGGAGGCCAGCTGGGCGTAGCCAAGGAATCCATTACGGACTTTACCGAAACCGTCGCGAAACTGTCGGCCACCACTGATCTCTCGCTTGACAAGTCGGGCGAGACGATCGCGCGCTTCCAAACGATCATGGGCACGACCGGCCAGAATTTCGACAACATCGCCTCCTCGATCCTGAAAGTTGGCGTCAACTCGGCTGCGACGGAATCCCAGATCGCCAACACGTCCACGCAGATATCTGCTATGGGCAAGTTCGCCGGTATGACCGAATACCAGGTAGTCGGCCTGTCCGGCGCCCTGGCGTCCATCGGCGTCGCACCCGAGCTCTCCCGGGGCGTCATCACCCGCATGTTCACCCAGATGCAGAAAGCCATCAGGGGCGGTGGGGACGAGCTCAACCTGTTCGCCCGCGTGGCAGGCGTCTCCGCACAGGAAGTTCAGTCCGCGTGGGGGACGTCTAAGTTCAGCGACATCTTCGTCAAGTTCATCGCCGGGCTCAAGAATCAGGGCCAAGGCGCCATCGGTGTGCTCAAAGACCTGGGCATCAAGGCGTCCCGCGATGTGCCGACGATTCTCCGTCTCGCCGAGGCGCACAAGACACTCGAACAGACGATGAAGGACGCTGAGGCCGGCTACAACGACTCGAAGACGCTCAACGACCAGTACCAGCAGATCGCCTCCACTACGGCAGGCAAGCTGGAGATGCTGAAGAACTCGTGGGCGAACCTGAAGGCTGAGATCGGTAGATCCTCGAACTCGGGTATCGGCGACATGCTCGGGTCCCTCACCGGACTCGTGACGGTCTTGACGAACCTCGTGCAGAACCCCGCCGCTCAGTGGGTGGCCAAGCTCGCCGGCGCCTTCCTGACGGCTGGCGGGATTATGGCCGGGTACTATGCCAAGCAGGCCCTCGTCCTCGGCGGAGCCTATGCGTTGACAACCGCGCAGAGGTCGATGGGGATTGCGATGCAGCACCCCATCACGTCTATCCGCTCGCTCCTATCGGCCCTCGCGGAGACAGTCAAGCTCTACAAGCTGTCGACGGTCTCCGTTAACGAGCAAACCGGTGCTCTCTACAAGAACGCCGGCGCCGCTCGGGGCGCCCGCGCGCCCCCCGCCGGGGCCGGGCCCGGCGGGCGGCCGCCCGCCCGCCGCC